AACTTTAGGCCCTTTCTCTTTCTTAGCCTTAGCTGCTTCAGCTGCTGCGGCTGCTGCGGCTGCTGTGGCTGCGGCTTCTGCAGCTGCGGCTTCTGCGGCTGCAATATCATCATTCATTACATCATCATTGTCATAACAAGCCAAGGCCACTTTCATAAATCTCTTTAACATTTTATGTCTCCTCCCAGCATTTATCTTAAATATTATAGTAACTTGCTGGTAAGTTACTTAATATTCGGAACCACCCTTAGCTCCACCGCTAAGGTAAAATTAACTAACCCGAGTGATTCTATATTCACGGCCATCACGTAAAAACGGCTTCAAATATCTCCAGGCAAGTGCGCTTGGAATACCGTGAATTAGATGCTCAATCGGTTGTTGGTCCCTATTATATGCAGTTCTTACACCGGCATAACTATGTGTCGAATTTCCTGGATTTTCAAGCTCAGCATCAGGGTCTACACCATCTAATAACGCTAAAGTAATTTCATAACATGCAGTTTCAATATCATTAGGAATAGTAGTATCTGTATCACGTGGAAATTCTAATTCTTGACTTGCATCAGCTACACGAATTTCGGTGTCTGTTGCTTCTGCATTTGCTGCTAGTAAAGTGTATACAGATGCTTTATCACCTTTATAATTTAAACGATCAATATAACGAGTCGCCATATATAATGCTTTTTGTCTATCGGAAGTAGACGCATCGTCCCAGGCGCTCGTATGCAATCGAGTTCCAAAATAATTATTAGCATTGACAAGAGTGCCGTAAAATGACGCCATTATGCTTTACCCTTCCCACGCACTGGAATTTTAGTGGTATCTTTGAATGTTGTATCTATTGCTTTTTGTTTTTCTTCTTTTGACTCTGATGCAGGGCTGTCTGATAAATCTGGCAACCCTCTGGCTGCTGGATTTTCAAGCTCTCCAATTTTATTCTCTGCTACTGCGCCACCGCCCTCTGTTTGGGCTTGAGCTATACGTATAATACGGGCTAAATGATCCGCTTGAGCTTGTAGATATTCATCTGATTTAAATCCTAAAGCCATTGAAGCTACTCTCTCGCCAACTAATCCTGCGTCTTTAGCTTGAATAATAGTATCAGGATCACTTGTTGTATATTCTGCGCTGTCAATCTCTTTGTTTATTTTTTCAAGAACATCAACATCAACTTTTCCAGCTAGCAGGGTGGAAACAATACATTTTGCCAACTCTTGTTTAATCGTTCGACCTGGTACAGAATACATGATTTCAGATAATTTTTTAGATTCATCAATTCTATTAATATCTGATTTCAAACTATATCTATTAGGATATTTAATAACTGGGACTAGTCTATTTTCAACACGGCGCTCTTCATAAGCTGCCCAATGTTCTGCAATTTTTCGTTCTGCATTTTCTAGTATACTACCAATAAATGCTAATCCAGCCTCTACACCTTGTGGGTCCATATCTTTGTTTTCACGTTCAAGTGCGTTCCCCACTTTATTAGAGACAGCTAAATTAACTAATTTACGAATATCATCTTCCAATTTCTCTTGTAGTTTAATTGAAGCTTCAAGAGGTTCTGGAGAGGGGTTTATAAAACTAGGTCGTTCAGCCCTTAAATCATATGCACGACCGTGTGTTGCACCGACATTAATATTATTATCACTACTACTTTGTCCACCACTTGTTGCGGTCCCATCAGGATTGCTAGCATGTTTTAAGTGATCTCCAACAGCCCTGAGATCACGTTGTTCTGTATAAAAAGCAAAGTTAGATTTTAGAGCATACGAAACATCACTGGAACCTAAATTTAATATAGCAGCTTGATGTTTGCAAACATCTTTTAATAAACTATCTCCAATACTTATCATCACAAATGGAATACGCGTTAATTCTAATTCAATAGGTTCCATGAAAGTGGGTTTATTTGTGTGTGGATCAATTGGATTACCAGATGTGTCCATAAATAAAACATTAACTCGACCAGTCTCTTCATTAATATAGACAAGTCTATATCGTTCATAAGAGCCAGAGGGCAGTTTGACAGGGACTCTAAAATTATAATTATCCATATCGCCAAAATCTACGCCACGATCACGTAACAAAATAGCTGAAAAATCAGATGTCTCATGTGGTTTAGAAGTTGTCCAAGATAAAATATCTTCGACTGGATACATATATAAATACGGACGAGCACCTTGCGTATCAGCTAAGGTTTGTGCTGACAATGACGGCATATCAACATAAACCCCACATCTCCCCATAACACATAATTCAGTTAAAACTTCGTATCCAGTAAATACATTCATATTTGATCCACGTAGATCAACACCACCATGCAACCCTTCTACAGCTTCAGTGTAAATTTTACTCCCACCTTTACGAAGCACATCACGCATCCGTTGAAAGACTGAATTTCTAACATCATTTATAGCTGCTTTAGCAAAGGCAGGGACTGGAGTAATTAATTTTCGAGCACGAAATTCTTCGGCTGTTTCTCTGGTACTAAATTGTTGCAGGTACGACTGTGTATAGTCGTCCCCTGCCTCATACGTGTCTCGCCACGTTGACCAGTAGGACATATCTCTCAAGTAGTTAGGATGCCGAATCGAAATTACAAGTTGTTTTGTACTCATTTATTCTGCTCTAGGTATTCTTTTTTAGATACTTTGCAGCTTTTTGACAAAGTATAGGATCATCTTTTGCATTACCCAAAAGGATATCGTTTATTTGTTCTGTTATCTAAATTCTGATAAAATTTATTAAGACCCAATAATTTTTTACAACCACTGTATTGTTTTGTCTTCATTACAAAAAGGCCCCAATATTTCGGTTTGTAACATATGCCGCTGCCAAAGGTAATGCGATTTCTGCGTAAACCTGGGCATGACAGAAGTGATCGGCTCCAGTTTCTACATATCGGGCTTTTGGATTTCCATTTTGATCCTTTTCATATGTTCGGACGACGGCTTTTATATGTTCCCTATATTCCCTGGATATATCTATTGGTAATAGTATACGCTGTGTCTTATATCTACCAAGTGTGGCATCGAGCCAATTCGTGCGATCAACAGTAGCTATCGGAGTTCCTAATTCATCTTCCGCGACCGAAATTTCTTTACCACTTTGTCCACTACGATAACGGCACAACGTGACATAGCCGGGAAATCTTCTCGCAAATCTACGCGCATCATTAATCTGTGGATCAGCGTCTATTACACAGCCCAAAACTTGCCAATCTCGCATTAGATTGTCAAGTCGATCAAACTCATCACCAGGTAATTTTCCTTCCCACAATAATTTACCAGTAGCTGCGACATTTATATCCCGTCCCATTTCTTTTACAGTCCACTCGACAACCGTTATGTGATTCCACTTACCTTGTTCTATTCCCATTGTAATTAAACGAGTTCCACCTTGTGTGGGTCTGGCATCTTGTTTTGTATGATTTCGTAAACAACCTTCAATATCCTCATCACTGATTTGAGCACCTTCTCCAATATAAGGTAATCCTAACTTAGATTGATGAAACTCCGTTGATGCTGCTTCGTCTCCAATTCCTCTAAAATGTGCTACGACAATATCGCCAGGACTTACAGTATATGAATAAAGTTGATTAATATAAAAACTACGGTTATTTGGATCGCTGTCAACTGTTGGATGCCACTTACCGTTTCCCAAAAATAGCGGCTTATCCTCCTGTCGAATTGGATGTTTACACTCCTTACATTTTAAATAAGATTCTTACATCGTGGATCATTTACATGGTCGCCAATAATTTCTATACAATCTGGCCAAGTAAATTCGGTCCAACGATTACAGTGCGGACATTGAAAAGTCCAATGTTCTTGTGTTCCTTGTAAATAAAGTTTATGTATACCATATTTTGGAATTGTTGGAGTCGAAATTGACCATATACATTTTTCAACATGGCCACTTAAACGCTCTAAAGCCAACCAGATTTGTTTCTGG